GCCAATATCCCGCATATCCTCCTACGGCAGCCGGAGTAGAGGTTACGGTAATGGTCCAGGGCTACACCATTATCCATGGTATCGCCAAGGCTGAGATAACCACTACTGGTTATGTTCAGACGGACGGTACTCTCGACGACAGCGGCACGTATCCCAACTTTAGTCCCTCGGCTTCCAATGCCGAGACTCCCTTCCTGGCTATAAACACGGCAGAGGCAGGTGAACTGGTACGAATCCTTGCAAAATAACAAGAAAAACACATTTATAACATGGCAGAAAAAACTTTCACTCGGGACCAGTACTTAAAGGAGCTTCCCGAAATCGTAAAGAACATGGATGGCTTCCGACAGGGAAGCAACAAGAGTCTCCCGGTAGACATTCATCTGGGTGATATGCTCCAGGAGAAATATGGCATTACCCAGGAGGATTATTTCAAAGCCGTCGGGTTCAATCCCAAAGTCGACACGATGGAGAATATATACTCCATGCCGAATCCCGAACTTCGTTGGCTCGTTCCGGAGATTGTCCGTGAGGCAATCTATCTGGGAATGCGAGAAGCACCATTCTATCCCAACATCATCGCATCCGACCAGCCTATCAATGGGCTGACGGCAATCATGCCGCTCGTCAACATGTCAGACGCTAACCCTGCACGGGTGAACGAGGCTGAGACCATTCCTCTGGGTACCGTATCTTTCGGCCAGAAGTCGGTCAACCTTTTCAAAATCGGCAAGGGTTTCAAGGTTACCGACGAGGTACGAAGCTACGTATCGATGGACGTAATGGCAATATTCCTTCGTGACTTCGGTGTTCAGCTGGGTTATGCAATGGATGCTCTGGCCATGGATGTCCTCGTAAAGGGCAACAAGCTGGACGGTTCGGAATCGGCTCCGGTCATCGGTGTAGGAGATACCACAAAGGGCATCCAGTATCGTGACCTTCTCCGGGTATGGATTCGGGCATCTCGCTTGGGTCGTCAGTTCCGTACCATCATCGGCGGCGAGGAACAGGCCCTAGACCTCCTCGACCTCCCTGAGTTCAAACTGCGTTCGTCGGGTACTACCGATGCCCGTCTGAACCTGAAGACTCCGGTTCCTAACTCGGCAGACTTCTATATCCATGGCGGTACTCCGGCAGACGAGGTAATGCTCGTAGACCCGGCAGCAGCTATGATAAAGCTGACTGCAAAACAGCTGATGCTGGAGTCGGAACGTATCGTTTCGAATCAGACCGAGGCTATCTATGCTTCGCTGACGACGGGCTTCTCGAAGATGTATCAGGATGCTTCTATCCTCATCGATGCGACGAAGAAATTCTCTACCAACGGATTCCCCGACTACATGAACGTGGATAACTACCTGACCGGTATCATCGAGTAAATCTCACAACTCAACCTGGGAGCGGTGTAATGCCGCTCCCTTTAATCAATTTAACTATGGCAAGTCCCAAGTACATAAAACTTAATCCGAAAGCCAGTATATTCTACGACCAGGCTTCCAAGATTAAGGTTCTCCGTAACGAGGTTGTGGAGATAACCGAAAAACAGTTCAACTCCCGGGTAATCAAAGCAGCTCTTGCTAACGGTTACCTTCAGGAAGCAAAAGCCGACGAGTTAAAGGCTAGCGGTGTAAAGGCAAATACACCCGCTACCAAGAAAGAGGTTGACCTGGAAGCAGTTCGGAAGAAGTTCGATGAACTCGTGGAAGCTGAGGAAGCTCCTGAGAAAATCAAAGAACAGTTCAACACCGAGGAGTTGAAGGCTTTGGCTATCTCCTTGGAGATTGAGCCGGAGGAAGGTGATACCAAGCTTGACTTGGTAAATGCTATCCTCGATGAGCTGAAGGACGAAGACGACGAGTAAACTATGAAAGAGGTAGATTTTTTATCTACCGTAGTTGGACTCAATGCAAGGTTTAGGGGATTCGCTGATGAACTACCCCACGACTTTACAGTAACATGGGTATTTGGTGATGGGAAGACAGAATCACACGTTGGTGTGGTAACTGCTTCCCATCTTTATGAAGCTTCTGGTGACTACGTGGTCAAGATGACCATAACTAACAACGTCGGAGGAGTTGCATTATCCAAGACTCAGGTTATTGGGGTTAGTGAAGAGGTAAAGACCCAGTTGCCTGGCAGTATCTACGAGCTGATAGACACTTATATCCCTGAGGATATCTTCGGTAAACTTACGCTTAAAGAGAAGCAACAGTTTATTGAAAAATGGCAGCTATATATTCAGCCGCTAGTAAATCATGAAGTACCTATAGAGGAATTTAATAATGAGTTGTATTACGAAGCTCTAGAAAACCAGCTAATTATGGAATTGGCAGCCTATGATTATATGGTAGTGCAGATTTCATTGATGGTTGGTGCCACTGCAGAATCAGTTAAAGAGAGTAACTCATCCTCTACATCTGAATCCGAGTCTTCAGAGTCAAGCCGGGGTTCAGGTGAGGTTAAGCGAATACAAACAGGTCCAACTGAGGTAGAATTCTTCAACGATACTGACTCTGAATCTAAAACCTCATCAAATGTCATAAAAGCAATGCAACCAGGTGGAGTTATTGATATACTTAAACAAAATCTGTGTATGCTTGCTGAAAGACTTTCCATCTATCTACCCATTTGCCGAACAGTGAAGAAGGTAGTAGTTCCAAAAGTAGTCAACCACCGGAGGCCAGGACCATTAGATGGCCCAGACCCAGGCTTCCCTGTAAAGAGATAGGGTATGGCACGGAGGAAAAGGATTACAAAAGGAGTATGGGACCGATACAAGGCCATTGTAAATGACTTTGTTGAAGTGGATGCAGGTAAACAACCTCTAATCTGGTTAAAGAGATTTGACCAGATTCTGTCTTACGGTGAAGATACTGGTGATAACTACGAACCGTACTTTCTGGACGGATTGATTCAGTACAACTTCATAAGAACTTGGCCTTCATTAAAAGAGACTGTTTCAGGTGAACTGGACGGTATAAATATTGTATTATATGTAACTAAAAGGTCACTTGAAGAGAATGGACATCTAACCAAAGAAGGTTATTGGAACTTTGACTGGGTACAGGATAAGTTCGTAATCAATGGAAAGGTCTATTCACCAACTGGTGATACTCAGGTTGCTCAGGCACATGATGAAGCTTTGCTCTTTTTTGTAGTACTGAAGAGAGAAACTCCAGAAGAAACTAAAAAGATACTCTCCTACATGGAGAACATCGATAGGTACGTAGAGTTAACTAAGTACATCCTTGAGTTAAGCGAAATGAATAACTATGAGGATGAAACTACCGTAAAGACTAATACGACATTCAAAGTTAAACCCAAATAAAAAAAAAATGGCCGAAGTAAAACAGAACGGTATAGTAGTTAATCCATCATCTGGTTCTGGTGATACTACTCTTCAGGTGAAAGCTGAAACTGCCAACAGAGGTAACCGTGTAGCTCAAACTGCAACTTTCGAAGTAGAGGGTACTGGTGTTGCTGAGAAAAAACAGTTTGTTGCTAACCACCTTCCTGCAGCTGAGTTTATCCAGTTCGATAATACCAGTCCTGCAGTAGATAAAGAAGGTGGTACGGTAACTTTAACCGGTAAGTCCAATACCTCAAAAATAACCTTTAGCAAAGGTACTGGTGATATTATTGCTGCAGACATAGCTGCAATACAGTTCCAAGCTAATGGTTCAAATGCCACCTCAGGTACTGCAATTAATGGTGACCCAGGTGCAAAAGCTAAGTATGTATTCATTCTTACACTGAATGCTGCAGCTAACGAAACCATTGAAGGTCGTACACAGCAGATTATTGCTACGGCCAGTGGTGGTCAGAAGGCAACAACTACTCTCCATCAGACTGCAGGTGACCCATTCATCGAAGTTGCACCGACTACAATCGATGTGCCTCAGGATGGCTCGGCAGTTCAGGTCACTGTGGACACCAACACTACATTTACGGTTACTCCAAAGGCATAGGGCTAAGGAGTCTTGGTATAGATGGGTGGGATATCCCATCTATATCGCTAAATTTAATAACTAACGTATGGCAAAAGTTACTATACCTTGGGATGACGGCTCCGGAGATAATTTTTATATTGATTATACCGGAATAGAAGGAAGTTCTGAATCCCTGATAACTTCAGACACAAACCTTACTGGAGTAGAGAGAAGGAAGACTTTGGTATTTAGGACTACAACTACCGGAGTAAGAACTGCCCAACAAGCTGAGGCTTATCTCACTGTAGTTCAGATGACTGATAGTTTAATTGTAGCCACATTCTCCAACATAGTATCTATGTATGACGACCAGAAAGCTGGATATAAGCAACAGAATACAAGACGAAAGTAAACAATAAATATAAATATCATGGCAGAATTTCATGAAATAGGTAGTTCTCAGTTTACTGACGTAACTCCCACTGGTACCGAACAAATTCAGATATCAGCCACACAGAAAACTACCTTGCAGAAGATAGCCAACCTTTTCAAAGGTAAGGCTGACCCTAATAATTTAGTAATAACTGATTTTAATGATTCAGCCCCCTTTTCTGATGGTACTCAAAATACTAAGGTAAAGTTCTTTGTGGCTAATGCTGCTACTGTAGTAAATGGACCATCTAATACAGGTATAACTTCTGGTAATTATTATGGTATAGCCATAGCCACTGGTTTAATGCCTACTATAGGACGAGTAGAATATTTACTATGGGTACAGGGCAAGAAAACCTTATTCCGTGGGTATAAAGTGTATATATCTGGTAAAGTAAGTAGTACCCAATCTGGTTGGGAAGAGGTAAGCGGCGGTGGAAGCCTATCAGACTCAAGGATATCGGGTTGGTTAGATATAACCAAGTATGGTGATGTCCAAGACCCTTATATCCAAAACGGTGATACTCTAGTAGATGCTCTAAGGAAGTTACAATGGATGACAGGTAATAATACTGTTAAAACCCTTGGAGATTCTTCTGGAATAGGTATGATATGGTGGAACGGTGATACTCAGAATGACTTATTTACTGCATTCTATCTCCAGATAGAAACTCATGAGATATATTTCCTATTCGAGGCTACTTTTAGCGATTTAGGTGACCAAGCTACAGAAGACCAAATCATTGGCTACATTATAAACGAGGGTAATGCGGTATATATAGGTACAACCAGTTTGATAGAGTATACATCTGGTACAAATGTAGTTAGGAATCTAAGAGGTAAAGAATCTCTTTGGTATACTGGTTCAGGGAATCCCACATTGACCCTACTAGAATCCAGTTTCAATGATTTAGCCCCAACAGCTTCACTTATATGTGCATATAATATAACTCCTACATTCAAAAAACAAAATAGTACAAGTGTGATACACATGCACCAGAATGCAGCCGATGTAGCACCTACCTCCGGTTATAAGGTGTACACCATACTCTGCCAAGTAGTGGGAAGTGTAAAACATTTCTTTATAAATGTGGCTCCATACAACTAAAACTATAAACCATGAACATTACAAAACTTGGATGGCTATACATTTCCTTGGCCATAGCTTCAGTAATCATTTTCTCCTGCATTTGGAGATGGCTGGACAACGGTCTGGTAGCACTCCTGCTCATCATTTACCCGATAGTGTATTTCATTGCTGGGTACTTTGCTCACTATCTCAAAGTAAAGGCGGTCAATAAGAAAGAATAGGCAATGTCCAGTATCTTAAAAGAACACCAACATAAAACTCAGTTTGGTAAGTTCCTGCATATTCTGGTGCATATCTTTTTGTATATTTGGCAACTGCCTCAAAACCTTGCCGGACTTATCTACAAGGTAATTTTTAAAGGGGAGAAAAGAATCCTAAAACAAAGAAGCACTGCTTTCTACGTGGCTCCAACAATGAATGGTGGAGTAAGCTTAGGAAACTATATCTTTCTTTCAGAAAATTCTGGATTAAAGGAGCCTGTATATGACCATGAATTTGGCCACTGTATTCAATCCCGAATATTAGGTCCATTATATTTACCTACAGTGGGTCTATGTAGTGGGTTACACTGTATGTTCCATAACAGTGCTAATAACTATTACGACTTCTGGACTGAAAAATGGGCAAACAAGCTCGGGGGAATAGAAGGTTATACGGGTGAGTTCCATTATCATAAGGACGGCATCATAAGGACTGCTTACTCTGAACTGAAAGCTTTTTACGATAAACATTTCTAATGAATGGCAAGGAAGGTCAATATCACACTTCCCAAAGTATCTGACCTTGTACTTCAGGTAAAACTTGAAGGTGAATGGCAAAGGGTAGAAGCCTTGGTCAGTAATCTCGGGCCAAGTATGCAAAGGGGATATGATAAAGCCGTGGGTATATT